TTTTCAGCGTCACGCTGCCGGTCACCTTGGCCTTCTTGCGGCCGGCGCGGTTCGCCTCCATGGCGGCGAGCGTGTCGGTGATTTCCTGAAACAGATCATTGGTGAGTTCGCCGCTTTCGATCATGCCTATGAGCGTGCTGGCGTCGCGGATTTTGGCCATTGAGGTTCCTTTCCAAAGTCTCGAATTCGAGGGGATTAGGCGCCGTTTTGGCGCAGGGCCGGGATGCAGCTTTTGAAGGCGGCGTAGAGTTCGTCGGCGACGTCGAGGTGCGACTTGAAGCGGTATTTCTTCGGCAGCGGCTTGACGGCCTCGATTTCCGGCGCCCAATCGAGCGGTTTGGCGGCGAGGAAGTCGCGGCGCTCGGTGACCAGCGCGACCAGATCGGCGTGGCGGATGCGCTTCGTCTGGCCTTCGACGAGCGCGGGCAGCGGCAAGCCCGCGGCGGTGAAAATGGCTGCGTCGAGTCGGTCTTTCAGATAGCCGAGGCTCGACTTCATCGCCGCCGCGGCCTCGGCGCCATGGATTTCGTCGATGGAGGCGTGAAGCGCCTGGATCGCCGGGGTTGGGAGATCGCCGATATAGGCCTCATGCGCGTCATGCAACGCCACGGCGGCGCGGTCGCGCGGCTCGGCGGCGTCCATGGCGATCAAGGTGTGCTGCGCGACGCTGATGGGCTTTTCACTGCCTCCGGCGTAGCGGTTGATGCGGGCGAGCTGTTCGGCGATTTCCTTGAAATCGATCAGCTTCGGGTCGGGGTTGAGCAAGTCAAAGGCTGTGCCTTTGAGGGTCTGCGTCCAGATCATGGAAACGGCCTCACATTCAGAACGAGACAGCCGAGGCCGTAGACGATCACGTAGACGGCGGAGGGGATGAAGGTCGCGAGGGCGACGGCGGCGAGGCTCATCAGGCTTGCCTCCGCATGTCGTTGGCGGCGACGAAAATGTCCTGCGCCAGGGTCTTGATCTCGCGCGTCTCGGTGGCGATGGCCGCCGCCGCCTTGTGGATCGCCTCAGGGTCCGGATTCGCGCGCGACAATTCTGTCGTCAGCGCGCCGATGGCGGTGGTCTGGGCGACGCCAGCCCTGTGAAGATCGGTGAGCGTCTGGCGCAAATGGGAAAGGGCGGTGTTGGGCATGGTCACGGCCTTTCCCGCAGCAGCGCGGCGATTTCGTCGGGCCTCTCGTTGGAAGGAAAAAGGCCGGCGTCGTCGGTTTGGCGAGTGACGCCGGCCAGGCGCCCAACGGGGGAGGAATCCGCGGGGGTGAAGGCGTGCGCGCGGGCGGCGGCCCGCGACGGCTTGACCTCGGGATCGAGGAAAAGGCAGAGCATGACGACCGCGGCCATCACGGCGATGAACAGGGCGGTCTCGCAGGCTGCGAGGAAGGTGCGCAGGAGAGCCATCAGGCCTCTCCTTCGAGCACCGGGCGCAGATCGCAGCCTTGCAGCTCCTCGAAATTCGCCATCTGGCGGCGCATCGAAGCGTCGAAGCTTTCGAATGGGTCGTTTTGGGGATGCGCGGGGTTGTAAGGGCCGCTGTTGCCAGTCGTTGGGTCGTAATAGACGGTCTTGTCCGGACCGCTGGCGAGATCAACGCCGATAATGATGGGCTCAGCCTTCGTCTCGGAATAGGTCCGGACGGCTTCTTCCAGCGCGGCGAGATAATGCTTCCTGAGCTGGCCGGAGGTCCAGCCGCGCGCCATCAGGCTCGGCTGGGTGACGCTGCCCTGTTCGCGGCGCAGGTCGTTCAGGTCTTCGGCCATGCGCGCAATAATGGCGCGCGGCTCCGTCAGCCCGGCGCGCGGGCTGGCTGGATTGGAATTGGGCAAGGCAAGGCTCCATCGGCGGGAAATCCGATGGAGGAATTAAAGCGTAACTTTCAAATCAGCGCAAGCACAAATAAAGTTACACTTTCAAAATTCTTCCAATTTCACATTTGCCGGCGTCTCATGAGATCGGTCAGTACGCCTGCGATTCGGACGCGCTCGTTATCGACCGTCTCGATTGGGACAGATGACGGGTCGGCGTGTGCGCCAATCAGATTGGGCGGCTGATAGAGTCGGACGACCGTCTTGGCGCCGCCAAAGTCGTCCTCGATCTGGGCGCGAACGACATCGCCGCTCCTTGGCTCGACGCCTGCGTCGAAAATCAAGATGTCGCCGGGGCGGACGCCGCTCATCAAAAGCACGCTGGACTTCATTGTCCAGGGATAGGCGCTCGGCCGGCCGCGCAGGAGGGCGGAGAGGGCGTCTCGATAGATTTCGTCTTTGTCATCAATGACGTAGCGAGCAGCATCCTGCTGGAACCCCTGCTGTATCGGCTCCTCTTTGGCGATGCCGGGCCCACGATTATATAGTAGCCAATCGACCGTCACGCCGCCGAGGGCGCAGATCGTCCGGAGATGCTTGCCTTCCGGAGCGTGTTTGCCGTTTATCCAGTTTCCGACCGTTTGAACCGAGACGCGCGGCTCGAATCTGGCACCGAATTCTTTTCGATCACCGCCGCTGACCCGCATGAGGATGTCACGGATCCGGTCGCCGCGGGCGCGATCAATAGGTGTGATCAGTTCCTTAGTCATGGCCGATCATCGGCGATCGGCGCTTTCAGGGCATCGAAAGTTTCACTTGTCGGATGATTAAAGTTATGCTTTCATTGCTTTCATGGAAACTGCACTCGACATAGCAAAAAAGAAGGCGAGCGGCCCGAGCGGCTTGGCAAAGGCCATAGGGGGCCTCACCCCGCAGGCCGTTTCCCAATGGCGTCAGGTGCCGGCGACGCGGGTTCTCGACGTCGAGCGTGTGACCGGCGTTCCGCGTCATCAATTGCGTCCGGACATCTATCCGGCGCCTGCCGGCGTTGAAAATCAGGGCGTCGGCGATCGGTATGCGGAGGCGTCTCGTCCCACGCAATCGAGCGAGGTGGCGGAATGAAGCGCGAAGCTGGAGCATCGGAGCGGAAGCCCGGTTTTAATGTCGAGGGCGTGCGATGAGCGCGGACCCGCAGTCGGTTAAGACCGCCCCGAATTGTCGGGCGTTGCACGGAGTAAAGCTGCTTTGTGCAGGCCAGCCTCCAGCGCCTCGCCCATTCCTTGAATGGTCAGCCGCATGGCTTCCATCGCGTCCGGATGATTTTCGGGGTCGCGGCTCATATTTGCGGCGTCTTCTTCCAGGGGCCGCAAAAAGCCGGATAACGCTGTCGGCGGGTGAGGTTGGGTCAGGACCCAGCGAAACGCCAGCTGGGTCAGGGCGCTTTCGAGCGCCAGAAAGCGCCCTTGTAGCGCCGCCCATTGATCAAAATCCTTGGTCATTCCTCACGCCTTCTCAAATTTCGGTCAGCGCGAGCATCGTTCTTTCCACACTCGCGCGCCAGAGGCGTCAATCGATCGCGGTGGCGTCGTGATGGGCGCGAAATCCATTTTCGGCACTTGTCAGCCGGGTCAATGCGGCGGTCAGCGCCGCCCGGGCCTTGCCAAGCCGAGCGGCGCGTTCCGTTTCATCCTTCATCGTCTTGTTCGTTTGTTTGTTCGTGTCCCCGGCCGCGACGTGTTCCCGCACGTTTCGACCGCATCGCAGGGGAGCTTGTGATGGTCTCCACTGCATTTTCTTGCTCGTCCTTTCGCGTTGCTCATCAGTCCGGCCAACAATCGGGCAGTTCGATGGGCAAATCTACGTGTTCCAATACGCAACTTTGCGGGTTCGAGCCCGCAAAGTTGCGGGATTTTCTGCGGATGCGCTTCCCGCACGATACGGCCAAATCGGCTGGAGCGGCTTTGGGGCTCTCGCATCGCACGGTTGAAAACTGGCTCGCGGGCAAGTCCCGGCCGGATTTCGACGCCTGCGGCAGAATGATCAGCTTGTGGAATGTGGAATTCCTCGTCGCCGTCATGACGTCGCCGCCCGCCTGGGCCGTCGATGCTTTGGCGCGCGCCGAGCTTGCCGACCTTGAGCGGCGATCCGCTGCTTTGCACTCGAAACTTCGGGAGGCCCGCGAGGGCTCGACCTGACCCTGTTGGGGGATTTGATGAGGTTTACCTTGGCGCTCTGGCTCAGCCAGTGGACGCGCCCCGATTTGTGGCATCGCCGCCGCGCGAGACGATTTCGAGCGGCGGCAGACCGGGCTTATGCGCGCGCCGAGGCTTTGACGCGCCAGGGCGATGCGTTTCGCATCCGCTCGCATGAAGAATTTGTGCGCGCGCTCGCGGCTGGCGGCGATCCGGGGTCGGCCTCCTCATCTGGACTTCTGGCCCCCTCATCCGGCGTTTCGCGCCACCTTCTCCCGCGAGGGGAGAAGGGAGCCGCGTCGTGATCTCGACGCTGATCGTTCGTGGGCGGCGCATCGTCGTCATCGCGGAACGTCCAAAGGTTTCGGCGGCGCGCAACATGGCGCGGGCTGGATGGCCGCCATCGCGCATCCGCCGCGCGCTGGGCCTGCGTCCTGAACGGTTGGCGGCGCTGCTCGATGGTTCGAATGACGGCTTCTGGGGCGCTTATGCGCGGGTGATTTCCGAGGAAATGCGGAGGGCCGGATGATTGAGACGAACGACGCGGCAGCTCGGTTCTATGACGTGGTTCGCAAGCAATATGGCGTGGTCCTCGATGCGGTCGTCGTCGCCGATCGGGAGAAGGCGCTGATTGCTATGGTCGGGGCGCTGGCGTCCGTCGTCGTCGAGCGCGCGCCCGATCAGGCTGAGCGCATCTGGCGCGGGGCTTCCGCGGATGTGCGGCTTTCGCCGGCTCGGCCTCGGCGGAAGGCTCTGCATCGGCGCGTCGCGGCCTGGCTGCGCGAGCGGGATATCGGCTTCTGGTATCTGCTTTTCATCATGACTTTGGCCGTGGTCGGAGGGCTGTTGTGATGCCTTTCTTCCTCGCCATTGCCGCCATGATCGGCGCCGCCATCTACTTCCACCACGATCCAACGCCGGAAGAAAGAAGGGCGGAAGCGCAGCGCTACCGGGATGAAGTTCAAGCCTCGGTCGCGCCGCTTTTGAGCATTGATGGTTGTACCGTTTTTCGCTTTTCCGACGATGGACGGTTTCACTATTTCGTCGATTGCCGAGGGAGCGTCATTGGCTCGCACACCGAGCAAAGCGGCAAGACGCGCACGACGCATGACGAGGAAATCCCGACCGAAGGGCGCGGGTTATGAGCCGACTCTCGGAAGCGCAGATCGAGGATCTGAAAGCGCGGGTCGATCTCGTCAAGCTGGCGACCGATCTCGGCGCGGTGCTTCGCCGCCATGGCAAGAGCATGATGGGGTCTTGCCCGCTCTGCGGCGGCTCCAAGACCACGACGCGGTTCGAGATCAAGGGCGACAAATGGGTTTGCGCGGCCTGTTCCGAGGGTGGCGATGCGCTCGCTTTGGTCCAGAAGGTCAAGGGGCTGGATTTTCGGGCGGCTGTCCAATTTCTGGGCGGCGCCGCTCAGATCGACCCGGAAGAGGCGGCGCGGCTGGAGCGCAAGCGCCAGGCGGAGGCGGAAAAGCGCGAGCGCGCGGCCGCTTATTATCGCGAGCAGGAGATCGCGCGCGCGCGGCGGCTCTGGGACCAGGGCGCGGCGTTTTCGCGTGATGAAGTCGAGGACTATTTGCGCGCGAGGGCCTGCGCATTGCCGTCGACGGCGGATGTTCGCGGCGCGCGGGCAGTTCCCTATTTCCACGGCGAAAAGCTTGACGACGCCGGCCGGCGCGAGCCGCGCGTGTTATTTCGCGGGCCCGCCATGCTTGCGGCGGTGCGCGACAATGACGGCGGCTTTTCCGCCGTCCATGTGACCTATCTTTCGTCGGACGCGTCGCGCAAGGCGCGCGTCGTCGATCCCGATACCGGCGCTTCGCTCCCGGCGAAGAAAATTCGCGGCTCGAAATCTGGCGGCCATATCGTGCTGCGCGGCCCGCTCGAACCGAAACGGCTGTTTATCGGCGAGGGTATCGAGACCGTGTTGTCGGTGGCGACCGCTTTGCTGCGCGCGGGCCGTTTGCGGGCGTCGGACGCGTTCTGGTCTTCGGTCGATCTCGGCAATCTGGGCGGCAAGGCGCTCGCCAGCGTCCCGCATCCGTTTCTCAAGACGGCGAATGGCCGCGCGCAGAAGGTTCCGGGCGAAGTCCCGGATTTCGATGCGCCGGGGATCCTGATTCCGTCGAGCGTCGAGGATTTGGTTCTGCTCGGAGACGGCGATTCCGACCCGTTCACGACCGAACAGGCGATGAAGCGGGCGCGCAACCGCTATGCGCGACCGGGGCTGCACATTCGCATCGTCATGGCTCCGGCGGGGCTGGATTTCAACGATGTTTTGCAGGGCCACGAGCCCGCGCCGCCGGCGCGCGTCCATGACGCGATTGGGTTGTCGGTGGCCGACGAAGGCCGCGCCCAGCAGGGAGTATCTGCATGAGTGGAGGGCCAGGATGGACCGACCAAGAACACGCCGTGCTGCGCGATCTGTATCGGCGCGGCGTGCTGGTGCCTTCGATCGTTCGCGCGCTGCCCGGCCGCACTGAAGCCGCCGTGCGTCAGCGCGCCCATGCCCTTGGACTGAAGCGGGTCGACTCCCCCGACTTGGAGGTTTCGCCCTCCGATCCGCGCGCGGCCTCGCTGCTGCACCTGCTCGATCTCAAGCGCGCCGGCTATCGCCAAGGGTTTGGGGAGCTGGACATACCGCCCGGCGATCCGGCGGTCGCGGGCGCCAATGCGCGGCGGCTGATGAACGCGGCGCGCGCGGTTTCCTCCTGCTATTCCTCGCCGGCGGCGATTTGCGTGGAGGCCACGCTTTGAAACAGGGCGCGTCCCGCCACGCATTGGCAGACCGGAAAGACGACCTTTACGAAACGCCAGCCTGCGCGGTCCATGCGCTGCTGCGGGTCGAGCCTTGCTTGAGCTCGCCGCGCCATGTGTGGGAGCCCTGCGCTGGGCGCGGCGCAATTGCGCGCGAGCTGGCGGCGGCGGGGCACAAGGTGACTTCGTTCGACCTGGTGGCGCACGAGGGCGCCGACGCTGGCATCCTGACGCCGGTCGATTTCCTGATGGAACATCGCGCGCCCGATGGCGTCGAGATTATCGTGACCAATCCGCCCTACAAGCTGGCGAACGACTTCATCCGTCACGGCCTAAAACTGGCCCCGCGCGTCATCGTTCTTCTGCGCCTGATGGCGCTCGAAGGGGCAGGGCGCTCCGATTTGATCGACGCCCAGCTCTCGCGCGTCTGGGCGGGGATCGAGCGTTTGCCGACTATGCACCGCGAGGGCTGGGCGGGGAAAAAGATCAATGTCGCCGGCGTTCCATTCGCCTGGTTCGTGTTCGAGGCGGCGACGCGAGGCGAAAGGGCAATCGAATTACGCCGGATGTCGTGGCGACAGAATGGAGGCGGCCAATGACCGCCTCCACGTTTCAATCAGGCGATTTTTCGCGCCGAGACGACGAGCTGATAGCCCATGGCGCGCGTAGCCTTTTCGAGCGCGGCCAGCGTGCTGGCGTGCTTGACGTCGAGCAGGCGGCGCGCCTGGTTCTCGGCGGCGCCGAGACGCGCCGCGAGTTCGACCTTGGTAATGCCGGTCTCCCGCCATGCCTGGTAGAGCGTCGCCTTGGCGGCTGTCGTCGCCGGCGGCGAAACCGGATGCTCGCCCTTACGAACAGGCGAGGGAGCCGGCAGGTCGTCGCCGTCTTCCATGCGCATTTGCACGATGACGTCGATGGCGTCGGCCGCAAGGTCGAGCGCCTGTTCAAGATTATCGCCGGAGGTGGTCACCTCGGGCAGATCGCGCACGGACACCACGAAATCGCGGCCCTCCGGCGTTATGCGGACCCCATAGGTCCAGTTGATGGTGTTCTTCGACACGACTGTTTATCCTTTATGGCCTTTTTTCTATTTTCATCTTTTGAAGTTGCTTGTATCGGATCGGGGGAAGCGTGGCCTATTCGGCCACGCCCAGTTGCTTTTTTATTCTTGCGGCTCGGAACTCGTCTATGTCGCTCTGGACGGTGGTTTTCTTGTCGCCGAGCCTCACGCCATAGTGGGAACCTTTGCCCTTCTTCGTGTCCACCGCAAAGTCAAGATCATGATCTTTGGCATATTTGCGAAGTTCACGAATTAGCTTGTCTCTATTCATCCCCCGTCTCCGGTTTCGATGAATTGTTTATCGCACATTCATGTGCGACGTGCAAGCGTAAATCGTCCTTTTATGTGCGATTTATCAGGGCTTGCGGGGCACGGTCTGGCCCTTGTTTTGGAATGTTGTCCGCATGAATTCGGTCGATCCTCACAAGCGCATTGCGGACATGATCGAGGGGGCGGCGGTTTCGTCTCACTCTGGCGTGCGCCAGCCGCCCGATGAAGGGGGCGGTGAGCCGGACCCTTGCGATTCGCTTGGGCCGTCCGATGCTGGGGATTCTGGCGCTGACCCCAAGGTGGTGGAGCTTTGTGCGCGGTTCGATCATTCCGACACGGACAATGGCAAGCGGCTGCGCGAGCATTTTGGGCGCGACCTCTGTGTCATGGCGCAGAGCGGCGTTTCGGGCGGGGCCTATCTGGTTTGGGGCGGGACGCATTGGGACCAGCCGTCCGGCGAGGCCATGGCGCAGATCGTCGCGCAGCAGCTCGGCGGCCGGATCGCCCAGGAGGCGGAATATCTCAGGCATACGCCGGACGAGCTGGCGGCGGTGAAGGCCGCCGAGGGTATTGACCCGGAGGACGGCGGCAAGGACGCCAAAGCACTGCTTTCACGCGCCAATGACGCCCGCAAGGCGCTGGCAAGACGCAAGGCGGCGCGGCGGAGCTTCGCCGTGACGAGCAAGAATACGGCGCGCTGCGACAACATGTTGAAGATGGCCGCGCCGCATCTGCGCCGCTCGCCCGACGATTTCAACGCCGACGCCTTTCTCGCGGCGACGCTGACTCACACGCTGCGATTTATCCGGGGCGAGGAAGACCCGGGGTCGGCCGAAGCGCCGATCTATAAGTCGCGCGTCGAAGTCATTTCGGGCCACCGGCGCGAGGATCTTCTGACCGGCGTCATCCCGTATCCCTATGAGCCGAAGGCCGTCCCGAAAAAATGGCTGGCCTTTCTGGCGCGCTGCATGCCCGATGCCGTGAAACTGCGGACGGTGCAGCAATATTGCGGGACGGCGCTGTTCGGCTTCAATCTTCAATATCTGATGTTCCATCATGGCTTCGGCGCCAATGGCAAATCAGTCTTTCTGGAGACATTGACCCGGCTGCTCGGCGAGAGTTTCGCCATCGGCCTGCCGGCAGAATCGATCTCCGGCGGCGGCGAGCGCGCGGCAGGCGGGCCATCGCCCGATATCGAGCGGCTGTTCGGCAAGCGCATGGTTCGTGTGCTGGAACTGGCCGAAGGCAAGGCGTTGCAGGAAGACCTTGTGAAGCGTCTGACCGGCGGCGAGGCCTTCCCGGTGCGCACCCTGTTCAAAGGGTTTTACGAGTTCAAGAACCGCGCGACGCCGCATATGAGCGGCAACGGCTTTCCGCGCATCGACGGGACCGACAATGGCATCTGGCGGCGCATGCTGGTGGTGCATTGGTCGGTCACGATCCCGAAGGAAGAGCGGCGCGATCTGGAAGAAATGGTCGCGGACCTTTTGACCGAGGGGCCGGGCATCCTGAACTGGCTGATCGCGGGCGCGCTGGATTTTCTGGCGCATGGCCTCGTCGTCGCGCCGGATATCGAGAAGGCGACCGAATCCTATCGCGAGGACATGGACCCGATCGGGCGCTTCGTCGCCGATTGCGTCGAGGTCGAGCCAGGCCAGAGCGTGGGCGCCCGGGCGATGTACATGGCCTATGTCAACTGGTCCGCCGCCAATGCGCTCCGGCCGCGCGCGGAGACGAAATTCGGGCTGGAGATGAAAAAGCGATTCACGCGCGATGAAAAGCGCACGCGCTCCTATCTCGACTGCCGCCTGCATGACGTGCCCGCTGCGCCGGATAGCGGCGGCGGAACGTCCTGGCCCGAGGGCTATGGCGGATGAGGCGCGACCCGGCTCCTTTGGCCCGTAACCCGGTTTTGGCTCGGCTTTTTAGTCTGACCCTCGCGTGGCCGCCTCAAAATGCGAGGGTTTGCGAGGGTTTGCGAGGGTTGGAAAGTCAACCCTCGCGCCGAATAGTGCTTTTCCTTCAATGCGATAGATAAGCCTTGCGAGGGTTGCGAGGGTTTTTCCCGCGTATGTAGGCGTGAAGGGGTTCGGGGGGAAATTTATAAAATGTTTTCATGCGTATAGGGAAAACCCTCGCAACCCTCGCAACCCTCGCAATGTCTTGTTTTTAAATGCGTATTTTGCGCGAGGGTTTTTATGAACCCTCGCAAACCCTCGCAGCATCAATGGGGCTGAAAATGGTGAGCGACAAACTCAAGAGGCAGGCGGTGATTGATCTGGCTTTGGCGTGGTCCGGCCCGATGCGGGCCAAGGTCGCGACGCCGCCGAAGCAGCGGATCGGCATCGAGGATGTGCTGGCGTGGACCTATTTGCGCGAGCTTCCGAAGACGCCGCGCGTGAATGCGCCGGACGGTTTTCGCGGCGCGTGGGACAAGGTTTCCGAATGGGCCGAGGAATTGTCGCTCGCGGGTCTGGCGGACAATCGCTTCGGCGTCGTGGCGGATTTCTTCGCGCAGGATCTGCCGCACAATGATGCGCTGATCGTGCATGAGGCGGTTTGTTCGCTGGATGCGCTGGAGGTCGGCGGTCTGGCGGAATTTTCGCCATTCGAGGAACGTGGCGATGTCGCGCCGGAGCTGCTTGACCGGTGCGCGTTGCGGGTGCGCGACCGCGTGGTAACGCTTGACGCGTCCGGGCGCCCGCGTTTGCGCAACCCGCTGCGCAATCTGGTGTTCAACGCCGCGATTTTGGGCCAGCCGCCGGAATGGCGGATCGATGAGTTTGGGCAGGACGTCGAACGCTGGCCGAATGGCATGGTGAAATATTTCCGCAAGAGCGGGCAGTGGGAAAAGAGCCTGAGCGGCGACGTGTGGGTCGAGTTCGAGACGGCGGTTTCTGGCGTGCGGCCCGAACTTGATCCGTCCGTCGCGCCGAAAGCGGTTCTGTCTCCGGACCCGACCGAGGACGCTGTTTCGCGGGTCTATCATGAGCTTTGGCGGCTGGCGCTCGATGTGCTGGCGGCGGACCTGTCCGGGCGGCTGGAGAAGTGGGACGTTCAGCCGAGCGCGCTGCCGGTGCGGCCTTGGTTTGAAGGCGAGGCGCGGCGCGGGCGCGTGCTGCGGGATTTGATGGAGCGCCCGATTCCATTGGTGTTGCGCGATGGCGAAAAAAAGATCGCAAGGAATGCTTGACAGAGCGGGCATGCTTGGTGCTATCTTGGCCACGGATAAACAGGAACGAGAGCCTGCTTCGGAAACGAGGCGGGCTTTTTTGTTGGGTCGCGCCGAATGAGCCGTCCTCTCGATGCGATTGATCTGATGATCCATCGCGCGCATCGCGATCTTCTCGCCATTCTCATTCTGAAAGGGTTGATCCCCATGCCGTCGCCGCAATTCGACGCCCTTGTTCAGGCTGTGGGCAATCTCTCGACCGCCGCTCAGAACGCCACGAAATCGATCACGGATCACGCCGCCGTCGCTGTCGAAGCGAACGCGCTGGCGGCTCTGACGAGCCAGGTTCAGGGAATCGCCGACACGCTCAATCAGGTGGTCGCCGCGAACCCCGCGCCGGCTGCGGGTTGATATCGCGATGGGGCGGTTGAGATTCGCCCCTCCGATGCTTCGGTCAGCCTCGCTGGCTGTCGCGAAAGTGCCGCCGAAGATTGCGTATGCGGTTTATCTGACGCCGGAACACCAGGCGTGGCGCGCCAAGGTCATTGCCCGCGCGGGTGGCGTGTGCCAGTCGCCGGGGTGTGGTCGGAAAGAGGCGCGAATGTTCGCCGACCACATCATCGAAGTTCAGGATGGCGGCGCGCTTCTTGATCCAGCGAACGGTCAATGCCTCTGCGGCTCGTGCCACACGCGGAAGACCGCCGAAGAGCGGCGAAAGCGGATCGCGTGCCAGGAGGGGTAGGGGGTTTAATTCCTCAGAAATGCCGCCTCTGCAACCGCACCCATTCCCATGCGCGTAAAAAATTTTGGTTTGCCAGAGGTTTGATTAAGCGGCTTTGAAAAGCGGAAATCAAACATCGCCATGACGGAAAGCGAAAAGAAGTCCCGTCGTGGTGGCGCGCGCGCTGGCGCCGGCCGCAAGCCAAAAGGTTACGTCAAGCCCTCCGCGCTTTCCGACCTCAACCGCGCCGCCGCGTTGCAAACGCCGCCGCCGGACGAGATCGATGGCCTCGCGCAAGGCCATGCCAGCCACGTCCTCTCGGCGCTGGTCAAGGTACTGGCCCATGGCAGGAGCGAGGCCGCCAAAATCTCGGCGGCCAAGGAAATCCTCGACCGCGGCTACGGCAAGCCCACGGTCGATATCGGCGGCGACGCCGCGATGCTCCCGTTCATGATGGCCCCCCAACAGGCCGCCGCGCCAACGGTTCACGCCGAGATCCGCACCGAGGCGCGCAAATACGCCCATCTCGCCATCGAGGTGCTGCGCAAGATCGCCCTCGACGGCGCTAGCGAAAGCGCCATCGCCTCGGCGGCCAAAGCCTTGCTCGATCGCGGCCTCGGCACGGTTGGCAAGGCGCGCATGCCCGAAGAGCAGCGCGACCGCCCGCTCGGCAAAAAGGAAGAGCTGTCCCGCGCCGCCGAAATCGCGGCGAGCGGCCCATACGCCACGCCGGTTCCCCCGCGTCAGAGGTTCTCGTAAGTGCAACCGGCCTGGACGACCGCCATCCCCGACTGGCGCGAGCGCCTGATCGAACAGCGGCCGTTGATCCCGTTCGAGCCGCTGTTCCCCGACGAGGCCGTCGCCGCGCTGGACATCTTCAATTCGCTGCCGGTGGTGGACGTCGCCGGCAAGCCTCTGTTCGGAGATATCGGCCGCCCCTGGGTGTTCGATTTCGTCAAGGCGATCTTCGGGTCTTATGACGCCGAGGCCGGGCGCCGGCTGATCCAGTATTATTTCCTGCTCATCGCCAAGAAAAACGGCAAGAGCACGCTCGCTGCCGACATCATGGTCACGGCGCTGATCCGCAACTGGCGCGAGTCGGGCGAATTCTACATCCTCGCTCCGACCAAGGAAGTCGCCGACAACAGCTACACGCCCGCCGCCGATACGGTGCGTGAGCATCCCGTCTTGCGCAGCATTCTGAAGCCTTGCGCCGGGCGCGTGATCGAGCACCGGAACACCGGCGCGACGTTGAAAGTCGTCGCGGCGGATTGCGAAACGGTCGGCGGCAAAAAGACCATCGGCCTGCTGGTCGATGAACTGTGGCTGTTCGGCAAGCGCGCCAACGCCGCGAACATGCTGCTGGAGGCCGAGGGCGGCCTGGCCTCGCGGCCGGAAGGCTTTTCCATCTACCTGTCTACGCACTCGGACGGGCCGCCGCAGGGCGTCTTCAAGGACAAGCTTGAAGAATTTCGCTCCATCCGCGACGGCAAGATCGCCGATCCCAAAAAGCTCCCGGTCCTCTACGAATTCCCGGAAAAGCTACTCAAGGACGATGCGTTCAACGACCGAAAATACTGGTACATCACCAATCCGAACCTCGGCGCCTCGGTCGATCCTGAATATATCGCCGGCAAAATCGCTGAAGCGCAACGCGCCGGCAAAGCGCAACTCGCCGGCGTTTACGCCAAGCATCTCAACGTCCAGATCGGCAACGGCCTGCGCGCCGATGGCTGGGCGGGCGCGGAGCTCTGGGGCCGCCGCGCCGAACAAGGCTTGACGCTCGAGCAGATCCTCGACCGCTGCGAACTGGTCACGGTCGGCCTCGACGGCGGCGGCCTCGACGATCTTCTCGGCCTCGCCGTGATCGGGCGCGAGCGCGGAACGAAACGCTGGCTCGCCTGGGGCAGGGGGCTGATCTCGACCATCGGCATTGGCCGCCGCAAAGGCAATGCCGTCGATTATTTGGAGTTCAAAAAGGCCGGCGAACTGACGGTCTTCCGCTTCGACCTCGACATCACCGATCTCTCAGACGGCGACGACGACCTGCGCGAGCTGATCGAAGACGCCCTACCGCCGGACAAAACCCCGGAAGGCTGGACACCCGATGTCGCCGAAATCGTCGGAATCATCCACAATATTCACGAGCGCGGCCTTCTGGCGAAAGTCGGCGTCGACGCGATGGGAATCGGAACCATCGTCGACGCCCTCGCCTCGGTCGGAATCACCCAGGACGAGGAATTGCTGTTCGGCGTCCGCCAGGGCATCGGCCTGATGGGCGCGTTCAAAACGGTCGAGCGCAAACTCGCTGATGGCTCTTTCGGCCATGGCGGCGGCCCGCTGCTGTCCTGGAGCGTCGGCAATCTGAAACTGATCCAGACGCCCACGGCGGTTCGCGTCGCGCGCGAGGAAAGCGGCTTCGGCAAGGTCGACGTCGCCATGGCCTTGTTCAACGCCGCGGCGCTGATGACTGCCAATCCGGAACTGCCGGATGCGTCGGTCTATTCCGCCGATCGCGGGCTCGTCGTCTTCGGCTGATCGGCGAAGGTGGCGCGAAGCGCCGGATGAAGGGCCGCCCCAACCCGCCAACTCAGAGAGGCGCAATGTCATTGTTCACGCGCCTTTTCGGAGGCCGCAAGCGCTCGTCGGAGGGCGGCGGCCTTTGGTCTAACGGCGGCTTCTCCGCCCATGCCGTCAGCGGCGTCGAGATCAATCAGGTCACGGCCCTGACTGCGACGACCGTCCTCGCGGCGGCCACCATGCTTTGCGAGGATTTCGCCAAACTCACGCCGACCATCTATCGCCGCGACCAGGACGGCTCCCGCACGGTCGCGGAAGATCACGAACTTTATCCGCTGCTCTACCAACCCAACGATTGGCAAAACTATTACGAATGGGCGGAAATGATGCAGCTCAGCCTCGTGCTGCGCGGCAATGCCTATTCGGTCAAAATCCGCGACATGCGCGGGCGCGTCATCAAACTCATCCCGGTCAATGCCGATTGGGTCGGCGTCTGGGAGGCGCCGGGCGGCGGCATTTTCTACCGGGTCACGCCGAGCGGCCTGCATTTGCTGTCCGAGCTTCAGGGCCTGCCGTTCCTGATCCCGGCTGAGGACATGCTGCATATTCGCGGCTTCAGCCTCAATGGCCTCGTCGGCGCGTCGCGCATCGCGCTCGCCAAGGAAGCCATCGGCCTTTCGCTCGGCTATGAGCGCCAGGCCGCGCAATATATGAGCCAGGGCGCCAATAGCAGCGGCATCCTGACGACGGACAAAAGCCTGACGCCGGAAGCGGCCAAGCGCATGTCCGAGGATTGGAAGAGCAAGAAATCCGGCCTGCAGAACGCGGGCAAGATCGTCGTCCTCGAACAGGGGCTGAAATATCAGCCGACCACGCTCAGCGCGGCCGACGCCGAATATATCGCCGCGCGCGGCCTGCAAATTCAGGAAGTCGCCCGCATCTGGCGCATCCCGGCCCATATGCTCGGCGATCTCGGCCGTTCGACCAACAATAATATCCTTCAGCAGGCGCAGGAATACATCAACCTGACCATGTCGAGCTACACGGCCCGCTGGGCGTGGAAACTCGACGTGGACTTCGATCTGCGCCGACAACGCCTATTCATCGATTTCGACCTGACGCAGCTCACGCGCGGCGATCAGACCCAGCGATTCAACAATTACGCGCGCGCCATCGCGGGCGGATTCTGGACGCAAAACGACGCCCGCCGCGACGACGGAAAAGACCCGATGCCCGGCGGCGATGATCTGCTGAAACCCACGAACCTGGCATCGGCCGGCAGTCACGCCACCGGCGGCCCAGCCGATGGCGGCGGGCGCCCAGCGGATGGTTCCGCCGAACAGAAACCTTGAGGCCGTCATGAACAGAACCGTGATCGATATCGGCAAATTCAGGGACGCAATTTCCGGCCTGAATGCTTGCAACGACACGCCGTCCGTCCGCTTCGCCACGGTCGGCGAGCCGGTCGCAGCCACGGAAGACCGCACCTTTACCTTCGTCTTCTCGGATGAATCGGTCGACCGTTACGGCGACGTCATTCTCGCGCGCGGCTGGGATCTGGCGAACTTCAACGCCAATCCCATCGCCCTGTTCGCCCATGACGCCGGAACCGTCGAAAACGTCATCGGCTGCGCCAAAAACGTCCGCGTCGAAGGCTCGCGCCTGATCGGCGATATCGAATTCATGTCCGCCGACGTCAATCCCAACGCCGAGGCCGTCTATCAGATGGTCAAGGGCGGTTTCCTCAAAACCGTCAGCGTCGGCTTCCAGCCGATCGAATGGGAACTGGCCAAGGACAAGAGCCGCCCGCAAGGCGTGAATTTCAAAAAGCAGGAACTGCTCGAAATCTCCATCGTCCCAATCCCAGCCAACGCCAACGCCCTCGTGCAGGCCAAAGCCGCGGGGATCGATATCTCTCGCCTCGGTCTCTCCGCCGAGCCGGCCCCGGCGACGCGAGACGCCGCGCCGAAGATCCACAAAAAGGGCCTCTATTCGGTCAGCTTCCTCGCCTCCATCCTCTGCGACCTCGGCTATCTGCAAGACAGCGTCGCCTGGGAAGCAGAATACGAAGGCGATAATTCGCCGATCCCGCAGGCCCTGCTCGACGCCATGAAAGCGCTAGGCCAAGTGCTGATCGACATGACCGCCGAAGAAGTCGCCGAACTGCTCGCCGGCCGCGACGAAGACGAAGCGGACGAGGGCGAAGTCGTCTCCCTTTCCGCAGGCGATATCCGCCTCTCCGCCATCAAGGCCATCGCCTCGCTGGACGAAATCGCCGTCGCTGGACTGCTCAAGGCGGCGAGTTCCCACGCCAAAGGCGACAAGGTCACGATCTCCATCGCCAAGGCCGCGCCCTTCGTTGTGGCGCGATCGGGCAAGAGCATTTCTACCGCCAACGAGAAAAAGCTGCGCACGGCGCACGGCCAGATTTGCGAAGCAGCCGCTGCGATCCTCGGCGTGGTCGAGCCGGACGACGACGAAACCGGCGCCGACGACGACGCGGACGGCGACGCGGAAAAAGCCGCCGAAGACCTTCGCCGCCGCAAGGCCGTCGCTCGCCAGCGCGCCGCCGCCCTTCGGGCCGTCTGACGCACACCAAACCCCTTTCCGCTGCCCAAAAGGGCGTCGAAAGACGCCCGTCTTTCGACGGGCTGTGGCGGATCGCCCACACAAATTGAGGCTTTGGGCAAGCCCCAACCGCAGCGTCATGCCGACGCCGCATCCCGGACCGCCGTGAGGCGCCCCTTCAAGATGGAGCCTGTTTATGTCTCTGAATGCGCTGCGCCGTAAACTCGGCGAACTGACCGACAAGCTGAACACCCCGGACGTCATCGCCGACGCCAAGGCCTTCGACGCCGTCGAGGCCGAAATCACCGCAACCGAAAGCGAGATCGCCCGCGGCGAAAGGGCCCAGGCTCGCAGCGCCGCGCTCGCGCGCCCGGTCGGCGACTTGAACCCGGCCGACCCCGCCGCGACCGAGCGTGCCGCCGACAGCCTTCGCGCCGCGCCGACCGTCAGCTCCATGGCCCGCGAACTTCGCGCCCATGCGCGCCAGGAAGGCGAAAAGGCCGAGTTCTCCGATGCCCTCAGCATCGCGCGCAAGCAGCTCGGTTTCGTGCCCAGCGCCCAGAACCATTTCCGGACCTTCGGCGAGCAGCTTCACGCGATCTCGGATTATTACCTGAGCAAGGGCACGCGCTCCGATTCCCGCCTCGTCCGCGCCCCGACCGGCGCCGGCGAAGTTGATTCGACCGGCGGCGGCTTCCTCGTCCAGGTCGATTTCGCCGCCTCGATCTTCATGCTCTCGCATGACATGGGCGAAATCATCCAGCGCGTGAACAAGATCCCGATCAGCGCGACCTCCAACGGCCTGAAAATCCCGGGCGTGGATGAAACCAGCCGCGCGACCGGCTCGCGCTGGGGCGGCGTTTCGTCCAAATGGGCGGCTGAAGGCGTCGCTGGCGACGAATCCAAGCCGAAGTTCCGCCTGATCGAATTCGATCTGAAAAAGCTCATCTCCAAGATGACCATCACGGATGAGCTGCTCGCCGATTCGACCGCGCTGACCGCGATTGCCGCGCAGGCTTTCTCGGAAGAAATCACCTTCATGACCGAGGATGCGATCTGGGAAGGCAGCGGCGCCGGTCAGCCGCTCGGCGTCATCAATTCGCCGGCGCTGATCCAGGTCGCCAAGCAGAACGGCCAGTCCACCGGCACCATCGTCAAGGAAAACATCGACAATATGTGGGCGCGCATGTGGGCCCGCTCGCGCAAGAACGCGCTCTGGCACATCAATCAGGATGCGGAACCGCAGCTCAACCAGATGAACCAGGCGGTCGGCACCGGCGGCCAGTTGGTCTATCTGCCGCCGGGCGGCGTCGCCAACGCCCCGAACGCCTCGCTCTACGGCCGCCCGATGATCGCGACGGAATATAACGCCGCGCTCGGCTCGCCCGGCGACATCGCGCTGGTCGATTGGTCGCAATACACCATCGTCGACAAGGGCGGCGTGCAGATGGCGACTTCGATCCACGTCGCCTTCGATACCGACGAAATGCGCTTCCGCATCACCTATCGGGTCGATGGCAAGCCGATGTGGACCAAGCCGATGACCCCGTTCAAGGGCAATCTCACCAAGAGCCCCTTCATCGCGCTCGCCCAGCGCTGAGTTTAGCCGTCCCCTTGCGGCGTAAGCGCCTTCTCCCCCATAGCCCGTCGAAAGACGGGCGTCCTTTCGGACGCCCTATGGCGGGAGAAGGCGCGAAGCGCCGGATGAGGGGCGTTCCCCCACCCAGAATCCTCAAGGAGCCGTCATGGCCAAGCAGATTTCGCTTCCTTATAGCTTTCCGCCCGTCGCCCTGCTGGCGGCCGCCGCAGACGCCGCAGGCCGCACCAGCTCGTACCGCAATCTCGGCAACGCGCATAAGGCCTATGTCGTCGCCCACATCAATCAGGGCAACGCCGCTACCGTCGCGCTGACCCTGACCCAGGCCAAGGACGTTTCCGGCACGGGCGCCAAGGCGGTCACCGCCGCCATGCCGATCTGGCTCCAGGCCGACACGTCCGTCTCGGACGCCAACGTGGTCCAGAACGCCGCCGCCTCCTTCACGACCGACGCGACGACCAAGGACAAGATCGTCATCTTCGAGATCCTGCCGGAAGCCGTGCTCGACGTGGCCAATGGCTTCAAGACGATCGCGCTGACCACGGGCGCCTCCAACGCCGCCAATATCACCGAGGCGATTCTGATCGTCATCGAGGCCTATCAGGGCGCCTCACAGCCGACGACTTACGCATAATCACGTTGCCGGGCGCCATAGGGCGTCGAAAGACGCCCGTCTCTCGACGGGCTATGGCGCCCGGCCCTCCCTCGCATCAGCTCAGCGTCGCATTCGCTCCTACGCCAACGCCGTTGGCGGCGGCGTGTGGCCGCGCGAAACCCTTTTGGAGAATCCCATGGTCACCCGCGCGCAATACCGCTCCGGCATCCAATATGAATATGAAGACCTGACGCAGGAAACGGTCGCCTCCTGCTCGCCTTTTCAGTTCTGCGATGAATTTGTCGGCGCCGGCCACACCGCCGGCATTCCCGCCGCAGGCTCGCCGGTCGCCGGCTATCCCTGGGTCAAGAAAATCGTCGGCGCGGCGCCGCCCACCGTCGCTCTGGTGCAAAACTCCGCCGGCGGCCAGGTCGCCTGCGCGCTGCTCGCGACGTCCGAGGCCGAGGAAGCCTCGCTTTATTTCAACGATTCGCTCTGCGTGGATACGACCAAGATCGGCCAGGCCGAATGGCGCGCCGCGCTCTCGGTCGCGCCCTCGGCGGCGGGCGTGCAGGCGGCGCTCGGCCTCGGTTCCGTCTGGGTCGGCGGCCCGACCAACACCGCCCGCTATATGCAGTTCGGCTGGACCGCCAACGGCAATATTCTGATCCAGTCGAAGGACGGGCAGGGCAATACCTACAGCTTCGCCGCCGCGCAGATCGGCGGCGCGGCCATCGTATCGGACACGGCGTTCCATATCTTCCGCATCGATTGGTCGAACCCGGCCGATATCGCCTTTTTCTATGACGGCAATCGCGTCAACGCGGTCGGTTCGGTGGTCTGGGCGGCCACGGGCGCCAACGCCATCCTCCAGCCGTGGAGCACGGTCTACAAGCCGAGCGGAACCGGCCTCGCGACACTGTCCCTCGACAAGATCGACGTCTTCAACGGACGCTGATCGGGGAGGCTGGCCATGCTCGCGGGCTCCGACAATCGCGCCATAACAAACCCAAACAACCGCCAGAAGGAAGCAGCCAATGGCCGCGCAGATGGGCCTCAGCCTCATTCCCGTGACGATCTCGGCGGGGCAAAGCCTGTCGCCTCAAGTCGATATCGGCCCGGGCCAGCTGGTCGGGATTTATTTCCCGGCAAGCTGGACCGTGGCAAATCCGACCTTTCAGATCAGCCCTGACGGCGGCGCGAACTGGTATGAGCATTATTCTTATTCCGGCGCTGCAACCGAGTTCGGCTACGGCGCCGGAATCGCGGCTTATCTCGCGGTCGATCCTACGCTGTGGCAGGGCGCCCTCTCGCTCAAAATAAGGTCCGGCGTCGTTGGCGCTCCTGTCGCGCAGGTCAGCACGGTCACGCTGCTGCTCGCCTGCAAGGTGAATTGAGCGCCGATGTTCAGGCCCGGAACCACAATCATCACCACGGTGATTTCCGCCGCCGCGACGCGCGACCTCGTGGCGTTCGGGGACGTCATCGACGATTGGGGCATCGACGACGATTCCATGACCAATTTCATCATGCGATCCATCGCGCGATGCTCGCGCAGCGCCGAGAATTTCTGCAATCGCATCTTCGCGCTTGAAACCATCCAGGACGAAATAGCCTTGCTGCATGACGGCTGGCCGCATGTGGCGCGCCGGCAGATCTTCGCCCTGCAACTCAGCCGCTGGCCGGTCGCCTCTGTGCTGAGCGTCGATGTTGACGGGGTGGCGCTCGTCGAAGGCGCTGATTTCCGGATCGACGCCGATGCCGGCCAGCTGGTCCGCCTGGACGCCAGCGGAAATCCAAAGGATTGGATGGGGATTCTGACGACCGTGACCTATTCGGCGGGCTATTGGCTCCCGGACATGACCGGGACAATACCCACGGGCGCGCAGGCGTTGCCGGACGATATTGCCGACGCCGTCTCGCGCATGGTCTACACCCGCTATGCCGAACGCCAGCGCGATCCGCTCGTGAAGTCCGAATATATCGATGGCGTCGGCCGAACCGAATACATCCTGCCGTCGAGCGACGGAAACCTGAGCCCGGACGTGCTGGATATCCTCGATAATTACCGCGTTCCGGTCATAGCCTGATGGCCACCGTTGACACCCGTCTGAAGGCGTCGACCGCCCGGATGATCGCAAAGGCCTCGGGCGGAGCCCAGGTCACTTTCGTCCGCGTGACGGGCCTCGCGCCCAACGTCACGGAAACCACGGCGACGGTCACCGCCTGGGTGCGCAATTATCTCCCGGCAGGCGGGCCGCCCTCGGTTGACGGCTACAGCGCCACGAAACGCGGCGGCATTTCCGAAGGCGAACGCCAGATCCTCGTCATGGCCTCCGATCTCGCGGCGGCCAAATTCCCTCTGCCGCTCATCAAGGGCGATCTCGCCTTGGTCGCCGACACCGGCGAGCGTCTCAAGATCACGCGCGTGGACATGACGAAGCGCGCCATCGCCTCCTGCATCGAGGCCTATGGGGTGACGCCGTGATGACCAAAATCGTCATCGACGACGATACGAAGATTCTGGCGCAACTCGGCGAGATCACGCCCAAGGCCCGCAAGGCGCTGGTCGAGGCGCTCGCGCCGCTGGCGAAGCGCATCGCGGGCGATGCCCAGTCGCGCGCCGCGGCGCATATTCGATTTGAAGGCAAGGCCCCTGGCGCCTATCTGGCCTCGATTTATGGCGGCGTCGCTTCGAAGGAAAGCCGGATTGTCGGCTTCGTGCGTTCAGGCCATCCGCTGGCGCATCTGCTGGAATATGGCGCGACGACCCCGCCGCACAAGATCGCCGCCTCGGTCGCCAAAATGCTGAAATTCACCGGCTCGGCTGGCGACGTCTATGCCCGCTTCGTCAACCATCCAGGCGCCACGATCCCGGCCTATCCGGCCATCAATCCCGCCTTTGAGGTCGGGGCTGACGACGCGCGCGCGACCATCGAGCGCACGGTCAAGGGAGCAGCGTCCAAAAAATGACGGCCTCGCGCAAATCCATTGTGACGGCGCTGCTCGCAAAACTGGCCGCGTCATACAGCTTCGGCGCCAAGGGCCGGCGCAACCGCTCGCCTGAAACCATTGCCGCCGTGGGCGCGCCCGCGCTGCTGTTGCTTCGCGTGGCGGAAGAGCACGAGGTCAAGGCGCTCGGCCTGCCGCCGATCCGCACCATCAAGCTGGTCGCGGCGGTTTATATCGATTGCTCGGATGACGAAAACGCCATCCCGGACGACATTATCAGCGACATTCACGACGCGTTCGACGCCGCGCTCGCGGCGGACGACCCGGTTTCGGGCCGCTGCACGCTCGGAGGCCTCTGCTATTCGGCCAAGATTTCCGGAACGAGCGAAGGCGCTCCCGGCGACATGACCGGGCGGGGCCTCTCCCTGATCCCCATCGACATCGTCATCCCCTGAAAGGCGACATCATGCCCTACGACTTCAACGCCCCGGCGCCCGCGCCGGAGGCGTCTCCCGCCATTCCCACAACGCCGGCTCTGGTCGAGCATGTCGAGGCCATCGCCGCCGGCGAGTCCGCCGCAGTTGCCGGAGCGGCCGAATCCGTGCCGTCGCGCGCCGAGGCCGAAATTGAGGCCTGGTTCGTCGAGCACGTCATGAACTCGCCCGTCTCGCGAGCCGGAGCCGAAATCTACAATCACGTCCGCGCCGCTGTGGACGCCCTGAAAACGCGCCTCGCCGCGCTTTGAAGCATAAAGCTGCGTAAGCGGTTGGCGCACGCCAGAGCGAACGCAAAAAACGGAGAGACCCATGTCGTCTAACACTTCCGTGGCCTTCGGCTCTGGCGTTTTGATCGCCACGCCGGCCGGCGCGAACCCCACGCCCGTCCAGTTCGGCACAATGCAGGACGTCTCGATCGATATCAGCTTCTCGACCAAGCAGCTGATGGGCCAGTACCAGTTCCCGATCGCAGTCGCGCGCGGCGAGGGCAAGATTTCGGGCAAGGCCAAATACGCCAATATCGACGGCGCGGTCTTCAACTCGCTCTTCTTCGGCGTGACCGAGACGGTCGGCCAGAAGCTTTGGTCTTACAACGAGGCGGCCACAATTCCGTCCTCGACGCCCTGGCAGGTGACTGTCGCCAACGGCGCGACCTTCGACGCCGATCTTGGCGTCACCTATGCGTCCTCAGGCCTTTTTCTGACTCGCGTCGCAGCCGCGCCGACCGTGGGCCAGTATTCGGTCAACACCACGACGGGCGTTTATACCTTCAGCACGACCGACGCCAACAAAGCCATTCTCATCAATTACAGCTACACCCAGACCACGTCCGGCGCGAAGTCGATCATCAACAATCAGGTCATGGGGACGGCGGTTACGTTCCAGATCGACTTCTACCAGAAGAACCCGAACGTCGCGGGCGCGCAATGGTCGCTGCGTCTCTATTCCTGCATGGCTTCGAAGCTGAGCGTCGCGTCGAAAAACAGCGATTTCACGGTCCCCGAACTCGACTTCGAGGCCTTCGCCAACGCCGCCAACAATATCGGCGAAATCAACACCGCCACCGCCTGATAGCCCGCACCTGATTTCCTTCTCCCCATAGTCCGTCGCAAGACGGGCGTTCAAACAAACGCCCTATGGCGGGAGAAGGTGGCGCGTGAAGCGCGACGGATGAGGGGGCGCCCCGCCCCGCAATTTTCCAGAAAGAGGCCAATGCAGCCCGACCCGAAACTGAATTGCGCCGGCGCGCCCACGGTGACGCTCGGCGGCGAAGAATTGTTTATCCCGGTTCTCGCCCTGCGCCAGGCGCGCATTGTTGTGCCTGGGATCATGAAGCTCCTGCCGCGCCTGAACCAGATCCAGCAGGAAATTGCCGGCAGAAACCAGGCTGGCGCGCTGCTGGCGTTCGAGGACGTCGATCTCATGATCGATGTTGTCCACGCCGCGCTCACCCGCGCTTATCCGCAGATGACGCGCGATGATTTGCTCGACCGTGAAGCCACTTTGGCGCAACTGG